CTCATTAGCGAACAATACAGCATCGATATGCCCAGATAAGCAGCGATTTACAATGTATGCTGGGTATTTCTTACAAGCATCAGGATCTTCACTAAGATCTTGCTTGTTTTGATTGATAGAATTAAGCCAGTCCTTCAGTTCCATAGCAAGTAGTTTCCAATAACAAGATAATCAATATCCATTTTTTTAAATGAGGAAATTGCATCCTCTGGAGTTTCAATGATTGGTTCTCCATTATCGTTAAATGAAGTATTCAGGAGAATGGGAACTTCCAATTTACGAAGCAATTTACATATTCTTGGATTGAGTTTATCATTGACTGTCTGAATTCTACATGTACGATCTCCATGGTCAATGGATGGGATTTTGTCCGTTATAGAAGTTTGTGAATATAGCATATATGGAGTTTTTTCTCCAGGTTCAAAGTAATCACCAACATACTCTTCCAACATTATACCAGCAAAAGGACGCCAATGTTCCCTATGCTTGACCCTAGAGTTCATAATATCTTTATTAGATTTATTCTTAGGATTCATAAGGAGAGACCTCGATCCCAGAGCTCTAGGACCATGCTCTGATTTACCTTGAAACCATCCAACTATCTTATCTTGCTCTAATTCTTTAGCAACTACTTCACACAATTCATCAAAGTTTTCATAATACTTTGAATTCTCTTCTTCTACAATATAATCTTCATAAGACTTTCCCAACAATGCAAGATTTTCTGGCATGTTAATGGTCTCTTTTGTTTTATATGCTGCCCAAAGTGCAGCACCTAAAGCAAGTCCAGAATCATCTGTATATGGAGGAATATGTACATTTGAAAATATATTTTTTATCTTACTATTTGCAAGAATGTTTAAAAAACAACCTCCAGCAAAACAAACATTTTCGCTTAAATGTCCACCATTTTTTAATTCTTGTAAGAACCAATGTAATGCATCCTCAAAATGTCTCTGCACATAACATGACATATCTTCTGGAGACAGTTTCATCCTATAATCAAGATATTCAGCGACTGCGCTATAATCAAAAAAATTTACAACAGGATAACCAAACTCATACCTATCAATATTAAAAGCATTTTTAGCTGCTTCTGTGGATTTTGTATATGGTGGTTCTAATGTTGAATCAAAAGATCCATAAGCAGAGAGTCCCATTACTTTACCCTCTGGTTTTTCGGTCCCATGTAAATCAACTCCAGTTTTCTGAGTGTAGATAAATCGAGAAAATGTGGAATAATAATCACCAAAACAATTTACGCCTGGTTGTGATGGGAAATCATAAAATGTAAAAATATTTTTTGATTTATCAAAATATCCTGTAGTAGTATTTTCAAGAAATTTTTCACCTAGAGCAGCAAAATCCCAAAGAGTGCTGCCAGCACCGTCTAATACAAAAAAACTCCCATCGGTAAACGGAGAAGTGAATACTGAAGATGCTGCATGAGCAAGGTGATGCCTCACAAACCAAATTTGAGCATTTGGAAAAATTGATTTGAGAAATTTTTTACATTCATCATCTAAAAACATTCCCCCCTTACAGGGAACATAAGATACAATATCAACTTCCTCTTTAGTAACTTCACCTAAACAATACTCTATAGATTTTAATGGAAAATTTCCATCATATTTTACCCTACTTAGTCGTTCTTCACTGATAGATCTAATATGTTTTCCATTTTCAAAATAACTACAATTTGAATCATGTAGATAAGTTTTAGTACCACCACTTCCCATATCATAGTAGTTATCTTCTTCATTTTTCCAATTTAGAGCACCGTAAAGTCCAATAATTTTCATTTGAATACAGCGGTAACACCGACGATTGTTGCCCCAGGATTACGAGCAAGAGCGATCTCTTTGGCATGTTGATAATCGCGGGCAATCATCCTCTCTTTGAACACCTTTCCCGCGACATATAGAGTTACTTCACAATGCATAGTTCATCAACACAAGTTCTTTACGATCTTGCTGCTCCTTCATATAGTCACCAACAGAACGCATGGTATAAGTCAGGTCAAACTCTGCAGCATTCCAGTCTTTGAAGCGATCTCTAATAAGCTGAGTAGAATTGTAACTGACAAGAGAGTCAAATGAGTTGCAATTGCAATCGGAAGCAAACTTATCATGATCGAATCCTTTGTGCATTGATCCTTTCTTTCCATACAAGTTATCCTTGATTTCGTATGGTGGGTCCAGATACATGAACACTTGACGCTCTGAACTTTCGTCCATCAAATAGTCATAAGAATAGTTGGTGATAGTCCAGTTTGCGATAAGGTCCGAATATCCAGGTAACTTATCTATACCCTTAAAACTAAAATTGCTATCAGATGCTTGTTTGCTGAAAGAAGAGGACTCAGTAAGACCAGAGAATGAACACTTGTTTACAACATAGAAACTTACTGCACGGTGAAAATTATCCGTGCCATTGTTCAAATAATCTTTTGCCTCAAGGAACAGAGACTTTGCACTGGCATGATCAATGTGACGATGCTTGAGTTGATTCAACTCATTACGCATCTCAATACCAAACAACTGAAGTTGCTGCCAGAAGTTCGTCAGAGGTTCGTACAGGTCATTGACCCATACCTTTGTATTGGGATACCTCTTAGTCCATTCAATGGCAAAGGAACCACCCCCAAGGAACGGTTCCCGAAGTTCATCATAATTTACTTCAGGAGGAAGAAACCCGAACAGTTTTTGTACTGCACGGGACTTACCTCCAGGATACCTCAACGGTGTCTTGTATGCTTTCACGAAAAGAATTCCATAACGGTCTGTTGCTTCAGAGGAAAGAAGAACTCCTGATTTGCTTGTATCAGTTTAGCATCATACTGAGCAGAAATCAAGCACCCTCTGAGATCAAAGGAAGGTCTCTTCCTCTGTTCAAATGGGCGCTCCAGTACAGGTGACTTGGACTGAATAAAATATCCATCGCTCCCAACAGGGATGAGGGAAGAAGGAATTTTCCAGATCAGTTCTCTCAAAGGAGTCACAAGAACATGATAGAAAACATCAATATCTTCAGGACCGTACTGTCTACGACCCTGAAGATACCCTGTCGATGGACTTTTCTGTCCACTAGATTGGAAGCGGAAGTCAAACATATGGCGATAAACATTTACGCCATTACGCTTGAACATTCCCAGATCTTTCTTGTACTTGTATACAACCTTTTTGACCTGTGCTCGCTCAACTTTATTATTTTCTGTACTCTCAATCCACCAATCATTGCCTTGGTCAACCACAGGTTCGGCAAAGTTGATTTTGTTCTTGAGCAAGTGGGTAGCAACAATGTGTTCTGCTGCTTTACCCGCAAAGATTGTATCAGAATTTCTTCTGTCGAAGTCTCTATCAAATTCCTCAGGCATCAGCGGAGGCATGATAGGTTGAATGATAACCGACATGATCAGTTACCTTCAATAAAATGCCGCATCATATTTGCGACTTCTAAAATTTCTTGTTCCGTTGGAAACTCTGGGTAGGGTCCTGCATCTTCTCCCTTTTCCGTCAGAGACTGCCAACGCAGTACGGCTTCATCATGCCGCTTAGTGACTCTCATTTCTGCGCTCTGGAAAAGTTCCCAGCGCAATTCATATGGATTGGTTGCCATGTTACCTCTATGTTTGTTTGTTTGTGTTGGTCCACTGTATGTGAACTCGTCGTTATTTATAAGGTTTTTATTTGAATTTACATTCGACCATAATCTCGGTCAATGCAGCAAGAAGATTGATCTCCTGGTCTGCTACGAACGCGATTTGATACTGATACTTAGCAATAATAAGAACGGCGGCAGCAATAGAAGGACCTTCCATGGTGCTGTAAAGAGCATCGTAAACACGCCGAAGAAGTACACCAGGATCATTGTCCAGATTAGAAACGACCCACTTGCGAACCGCCTGAAAGTCTTTCTGCTTAAGTTTCTGAATGAGGTCATTTACTTTTACATCTCCAAAAGAAGCAAGGATAGCGGAGTCAATCTTTCCGCCTGCTGAGTAACGCTGGCACTCATTGAGTACACGACGCCAGTCAGGGAAGTGTTTGTTAACAAGTTCTACCAGGACCTTGTTATCATATTCAACACCTTCTGTATCCAAGATTTCTTGGAGACGCTTGAAGAATGCTGCTGCGATTGCAGGTTTTTGACTTCCTGTAATTCCGAATTCAACAACGGCACATCGCGAGTGGAGGGGTTCAATGATTTTATTTTTGTAGTTACAGGTAAAGATGAATCTACAGTTTCCATAAAACGCCTCAATATTAGCCCGTAGGAGGAGCTGAACATCGTGGGTGGTGTTGTCAGCTTCGTCGATAATGATGACCTTGTGCGGTGCATCTGAAGAAAGTGAGACGGTCGAAGCAAAGTTCTTTGCTTGATTCCGTACAGTATCGAGAAACCGTCCTTCATCGGATCCATTGATAATAATGTAGTCACAGTTTAGTTGCTCACAGATAGCACGAGCGATTGTGGTCTTACCACACCCCGCAGGACCTGCTAGAAGCAGGTTAGGGATCTCTCCCTTGGCAAGAAACTCTTTGAAAGTCTTCTTGGTATCCTCTGGCAGGATACAATCATCAATAGTCTTGGGACGATACTTTTCGACCCAAAGAAAATCACTACGCATAATCAAATCCAATCAGGTTTACGCTCAGGAATACGACGATAGTTGTCCTTGACCCAAGGTTTAGAAGCAATGTACCGCTTGTAAGCAGTGAATGTGTCTATTGTATCATCATACTTGAACTCGTCGGGCATTGCACGAGCAAAATCCTTTGCATCTTTATAATCGTAGATACTACCATCAATGTGCTTAAGACGATCGTGATAGATGGTCATTGCTTGGCACATGGTCTGGAAGCATCCATGCTCCTTACCAAACCGTTTTTGATACTCGAACATCAATTCAAAACCGTGAGAGAGCATCCAAGCAAAGTTTGCCTTACTAGACGCTGCCCACACGGTGCAGGGATGGTGCCTAAACCCACCTGTGGTGCGGTAAGGAGTGCCATCTTTCTTTTTGATTGTGCCCCAGTCCCAATGGTACTTGGAGAAGATTACAGATGCCATTTGGCAGGTTTCCAAAGGCATCTTGACAATATGTTTGTCAGGGAGAACCTGAGCAGAGATCCTGGGATCAGGATCCGTCACAAAGATGTTCATATCAAATTGAACGAAATAATCACACGCTCATCCTCACTATCATGAGGAGGTGCCATATGTAATAAATTTGAAGGAAATATAATTAGATCTCCTTCCTCAACTAAGATTGAGTTGGTTGGTTCATCTCCAAGATGATTTGCGAAGGGAGAAAAGAACATGGTTCCCCGATGGGACTCTTTCAGTCTAGCATAAAAAACACAAGAATACCCAATGGGACCATGAGTGTGTGGCACATGATAGTCCCTTGCTTTATATTTTTGACACCAAAAACCATTTACCCTAGAGAATTTGTATTCTGACCAGGATAGAAAATCATTTAGATAGGGAGTAACTATCTCAAGAAAACTATCCTTATATACAATTTCTCCTTTGTTAAAGTAATCAGTGTAAGATATATGAGGTTCTACTGTTGACCACTGAGGATCATTAAAGGGAATCATATCCATGATACGATCCCCTTCAGTTTTCCACTCTTCAATAGAAATCTTGAACGCTTCTATTGTAAAAAGGTCAACCTTCGTAACTGGAGTCGGGTTCAAGTGCGATGTAGTAGTCAAGGTTGTAGTTAGAGTTGGTGAACTTAGAAAGAAGTTTCTTAGAGATCACAACATCATAAGATCCAGGAATCAGTTTGATGTTCTCAATCTTGAAATTAAACTCAAAGGTTTTATCAGTCTTGCCAACAGTCAAAGCAAACTCATTAGAGTTATCGTTCTTCTTGTCACGAACAACCAGAGTAATCTCCTCACCATTACCGATAGCAGCAAGATCGGGCAACTGATAAACAGAGGATGCCTTCAGCAGTTTCTGCAGTTGCACACTCTCCAGTTGGAAGCACACATCCGTGCTAGGAAGAGAAATAGGTTTCTCGGGAGGAGTGATGATAACCTCAGGATCAGCAAAGGCAAACTTAACCTTGGTGGTTTTGCCTTCACGGATGATCATGTAGGAATCATGCTTCAAGTCGATGTCGGGGTCATTCATAAGACCAACACCGTTCAGGAACTGAGGCAGGTCATAGATGCCAAAGTCCTTTTCAAAGTTTTCATCAACCTCTGCTTCTGCGAGAATGTTCTTCATCACCGAGATGGTGCGAAGTTTGGTGCCCTTCTTGACCAGAATCGACTGGTTGATAGAAGAGAAGTTCTCAAGCAGGTCGATTGTTTTATCAGAAAGTTTCATATCCACGCTCAATGGTCTCCTTGTCTAGTCCGTTAAAGTGATAAAGAAGAACAGCATAATGAATGATCTTCTTGATGTCCATTCTAGCAGATCCCTTCTTGTCGTAACGAGAGGCATACTTAAGAATGTTGCTGCG